CGGTTAGCTAAGCTTATTCACCAACGTGATGGACGTTGAGAATGGCATCCTCACTGGTAATCTTGCCACCAACAAGTAAGGCCTTGTTGAGTAATGCTTTTGCATACCAAGTAGAGAAGCCTTGTGCAAGTCCGCCGTCAGGTGTGCCGAGTAATTGGGTTGGAACTATAGCCATGTAAGGTGCGTAGACACCGGCAGAGCTCATCATATCGGAACCGTTTAAGCCAAGGAAGAATTCGCCTGCTTTGAGAGCTGGGGAAACGAAGATGTTAAGACCGTCTAATTCGCCAACTTTGTAAGGACCATTCATCTTAGCGTTCTTGACAGCAGTGAAGCCGTTGACGAAGCGTAAGACTGGGAGGACATCGGCAGCGATGACCATGTAGTTAGGATGGAATTTCTTGGTGCGGTTGTAGATGATGGCTTTGGCCTGTTCGACGACTTCAAGGAAGCCGTTGTAGTGCTCGAATTTGCTGACGCCGACAGGAAGTGTCTTATCCCAAGAAAGAAGTTCTTTTTGTTCGAAGGCAGCTTTGTAGAGCATTTCGACGATTTCGGTGTCGATTTCGTAAGCTAATTCGCCGCAAGCCTGTTCAGCGATTTGCTTGTCAAGGCTGAAGCCGTAGTCGGTCTTGGCCTGGAAAGCGGTGATCTGGTCGTAACGAACAGCGATTCTGCGTGGTTCTGCGACAAGAGCGATACGTCTCATGACTGGGCCAATGGTTGGGATGTCCTGAGCTGGGACGTGCTCCATCTGGAATTCTTCGCTGAAGTAAGCGACTTTGGAACCAGCGGCAACGCCAGCTTTTAATTCAGCAGCAGTGATGTATTCGACAGAACCATCAGCTTTGATGACTTTAGCATCTTTTCCGCCTTCGAATTTGCCGGTGGCCATCGGGGTTAAAGCGACTTTGCCATCGGAGCCGACGGTTTCGACGATGACCTGAGAGGTGAACGCGGTGCGGGCTTCGCTGTGTTCGCCAAGTCCGAAGACGCCGTTGAAGAGATCGCCTTTCTTGACGTCGCCTTTGTCGGTTTTGCTGACGTATTCAAGGTAAGCGACAGAGCCGCTGTAGGAAGTCATTGGGTGAACGATAACGAGGTCGTTAGCGATTAATGACGGAACAGCGATGTTTGTGAGGTTTAAGCAGAATTTCTTCCAATCGCCTAAGTCAGCTCTTTCAGTGGCCTGGGTGTTCATGGATTCTGTCATCCAACGGTTGGTGTTGTCTAATAAGACAGCGGTAGTGAGCTGGGTATTAGCAGAAATTTGTTTGCCATCGAAGTTTTTGGCAACGTAGGCTTCTGCGACCTTTAATTGACGACTGTAAGTCTCAAGTAAATTTTGTCTCATTTTTTTCTCCTATTTAATTATTTGACAGTAAGTTGTCAGCTTATTTCAATCCGGCCAAGATTAGCAAGTCATCGTCAATTTCGTAGCCATTGTCTGGATCAATAACTTTCTTTTCAGTTTTACTGACTGACTCATTGACTCTTACTCTTGGATTACCACCAACCAAACCGAATTGTGGGCGACTTTCGTTAAGAAGGTCGTTGCAAACGTTGTCGATATCGTCTAGCGAATAGCTTTCGGCAAGTTTGCTAGTAATATCTTGCGGTCTAACGCCGAGCATCTTTGCTTTATTGGCAACGTATCTTTCGACAACCGCGTCGTATTTAGCTTTGTAAGACTTCGCAAGATTTGCTCTGTCTAAGGCTTTTTTGCGTGCGGTAGCGAGTTCTTCATTCAATGATTTCTCTGTTTCTTCAGCCTCAGCTTGAACTTTGGCTAATTTTTCAGTTAAATCTTTGACCGCTGCTTTTTCTGCATTAACGCTTTCTGTTAAACTGGTGTGGTTTTCAATTTTTGTTTTTAAATCTTTGACTTCAATATCTTTAAGATTTAATTGCTCTTTAAGGGATTTATTTTCCTTATCAAGACTTGTTGATTTAGATGCAAGTTCGCTAACTCTCATGAAGCCGCCCTTGTATTTCTCAAGCTCTTCTTTCAAACCTTGTACTTCGGCATCACTGACTGTCTTTTGATTTTTAAGATCTCGGACTTCATTTTCGAGCAAGTCTTTCTGACGAACTGCTTCTTTCAAGCTTTCGATCACTTCGTCTTCTCCGGCATCGCCAGCTTCTTCAGCAGGAACTTCTGGCTCAACTTCGGCAGGTTCTTCAGCAACTGCTTCTTCATCATTTATAGCAGGTTCTTCTTCTGGAAGAACGTAACTAACACTAGCAATAATCTTTCCCTCTTCGCCGTCGTCGAATGCGACAGATTCGATCGGGTATTCGATTTCATTGATTACGATTGGTTTTCATTCTAATGATAAGCCTGTATCATAATCTTTTAATTCACCAATGAAGTCGCCAACTGTGTAAGCTTCTGGGGCTTCCTCAGCTTTTTCTTCTTCTTTTGGTT